GGCGGTAATGATTAGCGTGGAACAAATCATTAGTGTGGAACATAGGATTTTGGGGGTGGCGGTCGCGTAAGTTTTTGGGGTGGCGGTCGCGTAAGTTTTTGGGGTGGCGGTCGCGTAAGTTTGGCGGGGGCGTTTCCGCCCCCGCTTCGCCCTGGATCACGCCCTGCGCCATGCGCGAAGGACTTGGGCCGCAAAGTCGCGGGGAACATTGAAACGCTTTCCATTTTTGTAAATGCCTGCGCTGCGCGGGAGTGTGACATAGTTTCGGGTCGTAAAAAGGTGGAAATTTCCACAAGGGGAAAAATGGGAGCTTGTGCGAGACTCCCGATTCGTGGAAAGATAGCTTTTCATTTTCTGTTTTTGCATGTGATTTGATGATTTGATTTGATAGGTGGGGCGGGGGCTTCCGCCCCCGCTTTTCGTAGTTTAGCCTTTTGCGATGCCTTGCCAAGTGGTACGCGTTGCGGTTTGTCCGCCCGTCCGTTGCATTGCATTCGCTTTGCAAAGCTCTTGGAACTTTGCGACTGCTTTGCGCTCGGCGGTGGTCATGCTCGCAAGGGCGGACTCCTTGTCGGCGTTGGAAACACTGGCGGATGCCTTGGTGGTTATTTCCTCGCCGACTATCTCAAGCGCGAGCGTAAAGCTGTATGCATGCCCATCGGGACTCGCACCCATAGCAAGGGCAATCTCCGCAATGGTGGATGTCCCCTTAATGGGGAACGCGATTAACTGGCTCGCGTTTGCCTTCGTGGTGGTGGTGGTGGTGGTGTTGGCCATGCGCAAAAGATAGCAAAACATAGGCGGGAGTCAACAGCCAAACGAAAAAAAATCATTTTTTTTTCCGAAAGATTTTTGCGAAATGTGTTGACATATTGCAACCCTCCCCCATTTCTCGGAAAAAATGCGAGGCAAAGCGCGAGAGAGCGGGGGGGGGACCATTTCCTCAATCTCCCCTCAAAATTACAATATTAGTATTTTCGTTGGCCTCAAAAAAAATCCGCCACTTAATTTCAAAAAACCTAATAAAATATTTAGTGTAATCATTAAGTATGATATATAGAGATTTACCTATTTTTGTTGGCGCAGCAAATCAAAATCCAAATACAATAAATAATAACTATTATTTGATGGCATCTCAGGTATCTATAGACATGTCCGCTGGCGGTCAAGCCAAAAGAAAAATAAATCAATCAATAAATCAATCCGACCAATTTACTCATCCAAACCCTTTAGTTTGCAGAGTTAGCTTTCAATCTTATATACCAGGAAGTGATATAGAAGGATTTGTAATACCAGATTTATCATGGGCCGCGAAAATAATATTCACTCAGGCTACTGGAGATAATTATCATGCAATAAAAATTGGAGAAAGTATTTTTAATAAATGCTACTTAAGTAATTATACAGCAAGCATAGATCCTTTTAAACCTGTCCAACTTACAGCTGAGTTTATATGTAATGATCCACCGACTGGAGGTGGCATATCAGAAAAAATCAATGGTGTAGATTCTTTCGTCGGTTCTATAAGTTTTGCTGATAATATTATTCATGGTCATACATGTAATGTAATTGGGGCTAATAATATAGTTAGTGAAATTCAATCCTCAATAAAATATCAAGTAACATGCAATAGAACGCCAGTATACGGCATTGGTTCAATTATGCCATCATCAATGATTTTAGATGAAATAGAAAGACAAATGGATATAAGTTCTACTGATATATCATCAATAATCAATCAAGAAGGCGCGAAATTAACTTCTCCAGTTACTGTAGCGTTAAAGCATAGCAATAGTTCAATTACTGCTTATTTAAATATGAATGCGGGATCAAAAATATTGTCCCAAAAAATACAAATGCAAGAAGGAGATTCTTTGGTGACTGAAGTATCAATTAAAGAGTTTTTAGTGTAAATAAATACAACATGGCTCGCAAGAAAAATGAGAGGGAGACGGGTTCATTGGAAATTCAACCAGCCTTTGAACGAACAATAAAATTCAAATCAAGGAAATTCAAATTCACACCAAAACAAAAAATCTTTTTAGATATTTTACTTGATGAAGAAACAAAAATAATATTTTGCTCTGGACCAGCAGGTTCTAGTAAAACTTATATGTCACTTTATGGGTGTTTGCAGTTAATGCAAGCAGACCCCGAAAAAGATTTATTATATATCAGAAGTATTGCTGAAAGCGCAGATAAAGGATTAGGAGCGCTTCCTGGTGATATAGCTGAAAAATTTGATCCATTTTTAATGCCCTTATATGATAAACTTGAAGAAATTATACATGAGGGTGATGCGGCGTTTTTAAAAGCAAATGGAAGAATTGGCGCAGCTCCAATTAATTTTTTAAGAGGTGCAAGTTGGCAAAATAAATTGATTGTTGCTGATGAAGCTCAAAACTTCACTTTAAAAGAATTAACCACATTGATTACTAGAATTGGAGAAAATACAAAAATAATTATCTGCGGCGACTTCATGCAAAGCGATATTATAAAAAGCGGCTTCGGCCATATGTTTAATTTATTTGATGACGACGAATCATCAAGTAATGGTATACGTTCATTTAAATTTAATGAATCAGATATCGTAAGAAGTGAAATTTTAAAATTTATTATCGCCCGACTCAGTAAACAATAAAAGTGTAATTATATAAAACAGAAATCTTACGCTCAACTGCGAAAAGTTAATAAAAAATCAACAAGATACACTGTTTTTGTCTTTAAAATTAGAAAAAAATAAAAAAATACTTATAAATAATAAGTATGAATCACATATTTTGCTCTAACTGTGGGAACAAGATACAATATAATTTAGCAAAACCAAACTTTTGTACAAAGTGCGGTAATTCACTGTCGTCTCTAACTGCTTCGAGCCAAGTGGTTGAAAAAAAAGTTGCGCCAAAATTAGATATTGATCTTGAAGAAGATGAAACCGATATCGATGATATACCGAACTTAAGAAAAATCGCAGTTGAAATTGAAAATTTTTCTGAAAATTCATCGTTCACATTAGGAAATTTATTTGGTACTCCAACCCAAGCATTCAAAGGACGTAAAAACCGTTCTGTAGATGAATTTATTGATGAAAAGAAAGTCTAAATATAAATTTGAGGATTTTTCTGAAATCATAGATTCTTCAATCAAAAGACAAAGAGCAAAATGGCAGTTAAATGCCATTAACTGGTTTGATTTTGATGATGTAGAACAGATAATTAAGGTCCATATTCATAAAAAATGGCATATGTGGGATCAAGAGCGCCCATTAGAGCCATGGATAGGTAGGATCATCTCTAATCAGATTAGAAATTTAATTAGAAATCATTATGGTAATTATATAAAGCCATGTAATGGTTGTCAATTTAGTCTTGATGATGATAAATGCTCCATAACTGCAAGTAATTTGCAAGACTCACAATGCAAATTATACGAAAAATGGGAAAGTCAAAAAAAAGTTGGATTAGAGCTTAAAACTACACTTTCTATAGAAAATCATATGAGCGAAGTTTGTTCTAAGCCAGATGATGATTTTTGTTATGAATCTTCTGTAGAGAAATTAAATCAATATATGAAAAAAGAGCTAAATCCAATTCATTATAAAGCTTATAAGATGTTATTTTTCGAAGATTACAACGAAGAAGATGTGGCAAAATTTATGGGATACAAAACTAATGAAAAAAAACGAAAAGCTGGTTATCGCCAAGTCAAAAATCTTAAAAAAACATTTCAAGCCAAGGCTGAGGAAATAATTAAAAAATTTGATATCATTATTCATGAACCTAACTAAAGAACAACAAGAATTTATCGCAAAAGAAGCAAAGAATAATACAAATTTAAATGAATTAACTCAAAAATGCTTTAATAACGATGATCTAGATGGTCGCTCCAAAGAAGGGCGGCTAGTTCGTCAATTTTTAATTGAAAATGAAATTAAATTTATTACAAGTCGTCGTCCAAAAAAAGATGAAATTAATTTTTCACAACAACAAAAAGATTTTATTATACAACAGGCGGAAGCTGGCTTATCTTCTTTAAAAATAGCTGAAATAATTTTTCCAGATAGAGATGTAAAGCCTTTAAGCAATGAACAAAGGAGTGTTTTAGAGGCAATTAAAGAAATAAATCCTGATTTTCTACCATCACAAGATTCTGGGGCATTAAATGATTATATAGCCCCAAAATCACCCCCAAGGATAGTTAAAAAGATTAATGATGCTACTGGGATGAATTTAGATGAAGCAAAATTAAATAGACCAATGAAAATTTGTGTCGAAAGATTGGGTATTAATTTAAATAATTCTAGATTCGTTAAGATTGTAAATAACTATTTGTCAAAGGGTGATCGTGAATTATTTGAGCAGGAATTTATCCGTTTGACATGGGATAAGCCAGATTTAACTGCAGATGAAATTAATTTATATTTAAATGTCTGCAAGGAAATTATTAATTTGGAAGTTATTAGTTGTCATTTGAATAAATTAAATGAAATGTTTGATATCGCTGACGATCAAAACGAAATGAGTGTTCGTTTATCAGAAATAATTAAAGCAAAAAGCAGTGAATACCATCAATGCGAAAATCGCATAGAAAATTTAACAAAAAAACTTCAAGGTGATAGAGCTGAAAGAATGAAAAGCAGACAAAAAGAAAATGCTTCGATTTTATCAATAGTTCAATTATTTCAAGAACAAGATGAAAGACAAAACATGGTTCGTATAGCAGAAATGCAAAAAGAATTAGTAAAAGAAGAGGCCAACCGTTTAGAGGGGATGTCTGAATGGAAAGCTAGGGTCTTAGGAATATATCAAGATGATGTCATTTAAATGCAAAGAGTGTAATCAGGAATTTCCTGGTTTAAAAAACCTTCATACGCATATCAAAAAACACGATATGCTTCTTGGGGACTATTATGTAAAGCATTTTCAAAGAAAAAATAAATTAACAGGGGAGTTATTGCCATTCAAAAATTATGATGATTATTTTGAAAAAGATTTTTCTCAACCAAAACAACTTCAAGAGTGGTGTGAAAAAGCATCTTTTATAAATGTTAAAGAATATATCATCGAATTAATGGATAGGAGAATTAAGGCAAAGAATCTTAATTCAGGTTTAAGTTCTCTTGAGCTTTGGACTGCTGGTTTGCCTGATATTGACATGTATAAAAAATACTTTGGGAGTTATACTGATGCATGTAAAAAATGTTTAATCGAACCAATGTTTAATGGAAAATTACCCAAAGAGTTTTGGAATGATTATTCAAACATAAAAATTCTAATTGATACTAGAGAACAAAAACCATTATGGTTTAATAAATCAGAGATTTTAAAATTAGATATAGGAGATTATGCTGTTTCTGGAGATAAATATGATTATACTTATGTAGACCGCAAATCTTTCAATGACTTCTGTGGTACAGTCACATCATCTTACAATAGATTTGTTAAAGAGTTGGAGAGGTGCAGGAGTTTAGGCTGTTATTTATTTATTGTTATAGAAGCGCCCCTTCATAAGATGGATGAATACAACAAAAATAGTTATAAAAAATTCAACCTTAATTATGTTTTTCATAACATGAGGCAGCTACAAAGAGATTACAGCAATTGTTGTCAATTTGTCTTTAGTGGCTCTAGAGGTTTGAGTGCAGAATTAATACCAAAATTATTAATACTCGGAAAATCCTTATGGAAGACCGATATGCAGTATTTTTGGTCAAAAAGAATAGAAAAATATGGCTTGGATAACAGGAGTACAAAAGAGGAGAAAAAGATTTCCTAAAATTAATGAAGAATTGATGAATAAAGAAGGCTTCTTGGAGGATACAGAAGCTAAAATATTATTTTATAAATTTTTAAGAGAAAACCCATCATTCGCTTCAGAATTAATTACTGGAGTTAAATTATTTCCATTCCAACATATGTCAATTAAAGCTATGATGGAAACTGATTACTTTTTAGGCATATGGAGTCGTGGTATGAGTAAATCTTTCTCAACTGCAATTTTTGCAGTATTAGATGCCATTTTACACCAAGGCATTCATATAGGTATCATTAGTAAATCTTTTAGACAAGCTAAAATGATTTTTAGAAAAATAGAAGAAATTTCTCGCAGCCCAAAAGCTGTATTTCTATCCCAAGCAATCACAAGGGTTTCCAAAAATAATGATGAATGGGTTATGGAAATTGGTCAAAGCAGAATAACGGCGCTGCCTTTGGGTGATGGCGAAAAACTGCGCGGCTTCCGTTTCCAAAGAATGATTATTGATGAGCTTTTATTAATGCCAGAAAAAGTATTGAACGAGGTTATTATGCCGTTCTTGTCTGTTGTTGAGAATCCAACCGAAAGACAAGAAACACATGATCTTGAAACAAAAATGATTGCCCAAGGTAAGATGACAGAAGAAGATAGGAAACAATGGCCAAACAATAAAATAATTGGATTGTCTTCCGCATCTTATAAATTCGAATATTTGTATAAGTTATATTCTCAGTACGAATCATTAATTCTTAATCCTAACGATCAAGATGGCGCTCATAGAGTTATAATGCATTTTAGTTATGATTGCGCTCCAGAGCAATTGTATGATCAAAATTTAATTAATCAATCTAAAGCTACAATGAGTCAATCTCAATTTGATAGAGAATTTGGAGCTATGTTTACTGATGATAGCTCTGGCTACTTCAAAGTGAGCAAAATGGCAGCTTGTACTATAGCCGATGGAGAAGGTCAGTGCGTTGAGGTTATAGGCGATTCTAAGTCAGAATATATACTCGCAATAGACCCGTCTTGGTCTGAAAGCGAAAGCTCTGATGATTTTGCTATGATTTTAATTAAATTAGATAAAGATAAACCTAAAGGCACTGTAGTTCATAGTTACGCAATGTCTGGAACAAATTTAAAAAGCCATATTATTTATTTGCATTATTTATTAACTTATTTTAATATTGTGAATATAGTTGCCGACTATAATGGCGGCGTTCAATTTATTAATTCATGCAATGAAAGCGATGTATTTAAGCAATACAATTTAAAGTTAGATGCTTTTGATGCAGATTTTGATAATATTCAAGAATACGATAAAAATCTTAGAGACGCAAGAAATCAATATAATTTACAAAGTAAAAAAATAGTTTATTTAAGAAAACCAAGTTCTCAGTGGATTAGATACGCAAATGAATCTCTACAATCAGCATTCGATCATAAACGAATTTTATTTGCTGGAGCCGCTATGGACGACAATTACAATATACAACGTAAATCAAACATACCAATTAAAGAATTAAAATTTTTAAGAAACAATGAAGAAGAGCAAGGTGTTTCAGCAAAAATGATTGATTTTGTTGAACATCAAAAAGATATGATAGATCTCATTAAAGTTGAATGCGCTTTGATCCAAGTAACAACTACAGCACAAGGCACGCAAAGCTTTGATCTGCCTCATAATTTAAAAAAACAAAGAGGAGCCGATAAAGCCAGAAAAGACTCTTATTCTGCTTTAGTCTTAGCGAATTGGATGATACCAATTCATTTCGATATGATGAATCAGAAGGCTGAAAATATACAAACTACATTCACCCCAATGTTTATAAACTAACTTTTTGAAAGTTAAAGTTAACTTTTTGACTTTGTTGTGTAATATATAAAGATATGTCTAAAAGATCTTACAGTAAAAAGTCTCAATATTGGGAAAAGTTTAATAAAACTAACAATACAATTATGCAAGAAACTCAAGCAAGTTTTAACCCAAGCTTATCAGGAGATCCGTTTTACGTATCAGACGCTTCTTATTCCCGTGTTTCAAACACCAATAACACAAACACTTCAAGAATTAATAGATCAGCAGTATCTCCAACTATGGATAGATACAGCAGCATAAGAGGTGGTCTTTTGCCATATAATTATGCGATGGATGGAGTTAATGTTAGAGAGGCTATTGAATTATGTCAAAAAGCATATGCTAATGTTTCTATTTTTAGAAATGCAATAGACATTATGTCTGAATTTGCAAATACTGAAATATTTTTAGAAGGGGGTAATAAAAAAAGCAGAGATTTCTTTTATGAATGGTTTAAAAAAATTAATTTATGGAATTTAAGAGATCAGTATTTTAGAGAATATTATAGAAGTGGTAATATTTTTATTTACAGAATAGATGGAAAATTTCAAACAGGAGATTTTGCTAGATTAATGAATTCTGTTTCGCCAATAAATAGCGCAACTAATAAAATACCTTTAAGGTATATAATATTAAATCCGTTTGATATAATAGCGAAAAGAAGCTCAACATTTGCTATAGGAGCTTATGAAAAGATCTTATCTGAATATGAAATGTCTCGTTTGCAGAATCCATCGACAGAAGAAGATAAGGCAATTTTTGATAGTTTGCCAGCAGATATAAAAGAAAGTATAAAAAAGGGGGCTTATTATACAGATGGTTTAAAAATAGAACTAGATCCCAAAAAATTAGCTTATTCATTTTATAAAAAACAAGATTATGAACCTTTTGCAGTGCCATTTGGATATCCAGTACTTGAAGATATTAATGCAAAACTTGAGCTTAAAAAAATGGATCAAGCCATTACAAGAACTGTTGAGAATGTTATCCTTCTTATTACTATGGGTACAGATCCAGATAAAGGGGGCATAAATTCTCAAAATTTAAATGCTATGCAAAGTTTATTTAAAAATGAAAGCGTAGGAAGAGTTCTTGTTTCTGATTATACCACAAAAGCTGATTTCATCATACCAGATCTTAATAAAGTCTTAGGGCCAGAAAAATATAAAGTATTAAATGAAGATATTAAACAAGGTCTTCAAAATATAGTTATTGGCGAGGAAAAATATAGCGCAACAGAAGTCAAAGCGCAGATTTTTGTAGATAGATTAAAAGAAGCTAGACAGGCGTTTTTAAATGATTTTTTACAAAAAGAAATCAAAAGAGTATCAAATGATTTAGGTTTTAGATCTTATCCAACTGCAGTATTTAAAGATATTGATATGAGGGATGAAACTCAGTTAATGAGGATCTCAACAAGGTTAATGGAATTAGGTATTTTAACACCACAACAAGGTATGGAAATGTTTCATAATGGTAAGTTTCCTAAACCCGAAGAAATTGCTCCAGCTCAATCAATTTTTATTAAAGAAAGAGAAGATGGTTATTATAACCCAATTGTTGGCGGAATTCCAATGATATCGCCACCAGAAAGCGATATAAAAGATAAAAATACCACTAATAAAGTTTCTGGAAGACCAGAAGGAACGACAGGTATACCATTAGCTAAGGCTCAATTTTCGAGAAAAAACATACAGGAAATTGTTGGACAAATAGAGTCGATTAGGAGTTTTGCAAAACAAGAAATTAAAAAAAGCCTCAATATAAAGAAATTTAACAAAGAGCAAGAAAATATTTTAGATAAGTTGTGTGAAGCTGTGATTTGTTCCACATCGATAGAAAACTGGAAAGAAGAATTATTATCATGTATAAAAAACTTTGATAAAATAGAATCGTTAGGTGTAAATAGCAATATATTAGAAGTTGCTAGTATACATCAATTAGATACTTATCCAGCGGCAATTTTATATCATAGCACTCAAAATGAAAATTAATTTACAAAACATAAAGGCTCCAT